ACAATGTTGAAAAAGAGAACTCTTAGTGTTCATTTTCAAAATGCCACAGTATACTGGTTCCAACCTATGGCTTTCATGATAATAAAATACATTGGAGAAGAGTTTAAGCAAGTTGAGTTTGCAGCTGAAGGAAATGCAATCCGTACTAATGCTGGAATTCCAATTGCTAAAACATCTGTGAAGATCCATAAATGCCAGATAAAAGAGGTGACAGAAGAGATTGCTCAGATTGCATGTAGAGAGAATCCGGGTTTTATAATTCATACCATGTATAAGGAAGAAAAAGCTGCCCCGAAAGTAATCCCTTAGTGGGATGGACCTGCATGACACCACTTTATCAATATTTAAATAAAACTGAGACCTTTATGTTAATAACCTCAATACTAATGGGTATCTCTTTCTATCTTCTCCTATTGACCATGTTGTCAATAGACTCACATCTTGTTTACGGCTTTTCCACTTATAGTTGTAGGGATGTGGCAGAGGGACCTTCAGTAGTCCAGTGCCTCCAGGAGTGCACCAACATGACACAAGGAAAACAGATCTCCGTGAACATCTACAAGCAAGTATTTGAGAGTAACTTCTCGGTCTTTAGCTGTCAACGCATAAAGATTATACAAGAGTTCACTGAGACGTGGACCTTCTCTAGAGTAGAGGGTACAAAGATGACACTCATTAGCCCAGGGGGTGATTCTGAATGTAGGGAGATTATCAAGAAAGAGTGCACAAGTTCTGCATGTTTTTCTTATGGACCTCAGCTGGTTCCAGAGTACAGATACGCCCAAACTGTTACAAAGGAAGTGTCTTACTTAGCAATCACATCCTTCAACACTACCGGGTTTAAATCTTCTAAAGAGCACTCTGGGAGTTTGATCATAAATGGAAAAAGGGTTGATGCCTCCTCCATGAGTGTGACTGACTCTAACTCGAGATACCTATGGAACAATCCAGTTATATCTGAAACCTGTCTATGGGATGAGCCTCTAACTACTATCAGTTGCTTTGAGAGCACTGACCAAGTAGTATGTCCGAGAGCCGGCATTGTCTTAACTAATTCTGTCTCACTTAAATCAACATGCAAACAGATGATAATGATGGACTCCTCAGGAATCGTTTTCTCTGTTGGAAACAATCCTCCAAATGAGTATTATCCTGCTATATTGCAGACAGTCGAAATAGGGCTGAAGACTGCTATAGAAGCCACTAGATACTCATTTCTGATACGAGATCAGCACAAGTGTCAGCAGGACTGTTTGGCAATCGGAATAAGTGCGATTAGAGTCGGAGGGAAATATATGATCAAAAATGGGGACAGATGGAAATCGTGCGACATTATCTCCAATTGCACTATTGACAGAAGCACCATGATATGTGGGAACGGAACGATTGTCGTAACTACATGTAATGGAGCTCGTAGGGTTTTGTCTCTTCTCACTCCTTTCCAACATGATCAGTTAGTGTGCACCCCTGGAGAAGCAAGACAATATGGGAAGGAAGAGGTTTTCTCACTACTCTCAAAATATCATTCCAACCATAAAGAATTTGTGCTTCTTCGATCTGACGAAATTCAAGAAATCACTCTCGGATATAATGAAAAGACGTTAGGGGGAATAGGGTTTTTGGAGAAGGGATCTAATTCATCATCTTATTCTGGTCATTTTATCACATCAGTAGCAATGAAAATAGGAGAGATTTGGGGATGGTTTGGTGAACTCACTCACCGAATCAAAGTAATTGCCCTAGGTCTGATTTGTGCTATAATACTCTTTGCTATTGTTTCCATAACAATAAAGATAGAGCGCAGGCGACATGGCAGTCCTGTTAAGGTAATCTACTCTGCTATAAGGCCGAACCCCGGATCAGAAGAACTTATAATTCAATAATAACTCCAGAAATGAATAAGATCAAGTATCTAATATGCAATATCCTTCAACCCATCTTGATACTCCAGAGCCTAATATTTAAAGAAAACCAAGAGATCAGCATGGATAATTACCATACAAACATCTCTCAAGGTGAAATTGCCATAATTTTAATTTTATCTCATGCGATAGTGTTGCTATCTTGGGGGCTATGGAGAATAAAATACTTCTTATTAAGGAAGGTTATCCAAGCTGTAGAGAGAGGAGATGTTCATGTTTACCATCATAAATAAGCATATGTCTTCTAAGGTTATTATAGTTAGGGGTTGCCATAAATACTTGTACGCATCATCTTCTTAGTATCATAATATCTCAAATCCACTCAGTAGGGAATCTATCGAGGAAAACCAACATGGTCATCTCGGCAAGTGGGGTCTCCTTTTGTATATAAAGAAAACCGAGACCTTCAGTCTTTTATTAATCTTAAATTTCTGAATTATGGCAGGGCTTATCTACGACCTTTATGATGAAGAAGAGAGACGCCATGCTAGAGGACTGGGAGATTTTCATTTAAGATGCGCATTGACTTATCTAGATGTCCAAGAGCTCTCTGAAAAAAGAGGAAGAGGCCGAGAAATAAAGAGCTATCAAAAAATACTGAGGAAGTTCGGTAAGCTGAAGTCTGGAGAGGCAGGAAGGTTGTGTGCCAAGATTTGTCTTGAATCTAACCTTAATGACCCACAAGATGTACCTCACATGGACAGAGCTTACAGACTCCTTAAGACTGAGTATAAAGGCCTCGGCTTCTTAACCAAACCTGGTGATCCTTTTGATAGACTCCTTCGTTTGATCAAAACATCAAGCAATGTCCAGACAAAGACCTACAAGACCAAGATTCTCCTTCAGAAAGCACTCATGGTGTCTAATGCCATGACTTCAGAAAGATCATATCAGGAATTTGGATTAGAAATGCATCAGACACTGAGAGTGCCAATGGTAGAGATTGGGTCAATAACACTATTTCTGATAGGGGAGCTGTTTGTTGCTAGATGGGAGAGATTAGACACTGTTTACAGAATTGATGTCCTAAGGATGATTACAGATAAGTTGACTGAGAGGGATAATGTTCTTTTGGCATCATTTTTTGGACGTTATCTCTTTCAAGAGGTGTACCCGAGTCCGGAATTGCTAGTGAGGGTTTTCTCATTGTTCGACAGATGGCTCGTGGTTCAAGGGAACGATGGTTATAAACTCCTTAAGTCCTTTGAGGCCATAATGACAGGGATCATAATTAGTCGAAAGAAGTCTGATTATTTTGACTCTAGGAAGTTCTTAGAAGATACGATATCCGGGCATTCTGAAGAAGAGAAAGAAGTTGCATGGAATCTAGTCAAAATAATAGAGGAGAGCCATCTGTCATTACATCACTTGACGCAAATAACTGGGCTGTTCAGACTGTGGGGACATCCTGAGGTAGACACAAGGAAAGGAGTTGAGAAAGTGCGAGTCATCGGGACTACCAAGAAGTTCATTTCCCCTGAGAGCTTACAAGCTGGATGGAAGTTCAAAGAAATTTGGTACTTGAACTATTACATTCAGAACAGGAGATACCCCAAGTTCAGTGTACTTGATCATGATAATTGGATAGTCCAAAACCTCGAAGAAAACATCTGGATTAACATAAAAGAACCCCAGTACCATCTGAGTGATTGGGACGCTATTCAGACAGAAGAGACATTTGCTGTCCCTAAATCTTTCAATTTGTCTATGATTGTGTCAGACACTGCTATAAGTCCGACCAGGAAGGAAATTCAAGATTCTACGAAGGCAGGAAATCCTCCTATGGATCCTAGTGTTAGGAGAGGTGTCCTTAAGTGGATGAAAGACGGACTTATTGACTGCCACCAGCTACTAGATGGGATAAACCGACATCCATGGGGACTCCCGAGAGAACATAGAGCCATTGGGTTGTATCCCAAAGAAAGAGAGATGAATCCGATTGCAAGAATGTTCGCATTGATGACACTGATGATGAGATCTTATGTAGTTATCACCGAAAACATGTTATCAGAGAATGTAGTTCCTCTGATTCCAGGAATCACTATGACATATAGCCTATTGGAATTGGCCAAAGAGATGATCAGAGTTACTACATCCCAAAGGAAGCAAGGTGCAAACTCCCGTACTTTTTGCATAAATATGGATTTTGAAAAATGGAACCTGAATATGAGAAGAGAGAGTACTGAGCATGTCTTCAGAGAACTGGGACGGATGTTCGGATTACCAAACCTTTATAACCGGACTTATGACATATTTGAGCACTCTTTAATTTATTTGGCAGACGGAACTTACACTCCGGATTTAGATGATGAATTAAATCCCAAGAGTGGAAGCTTGAATGAAATATATGAAGGACACATAGGAGGGTTTGAAGGGTTGAGACAAAAAGGATGGACCATATTTACGGTTGTACTGATCGCTCACGTGTGTGACTCAATGGGGGTCCAATACAAATTGATGGGTCAAGGAGATAACCAAGTTTTGATGGTAACAATTCATTCTAAGCAGGCTAGGATTTATGGACTAGCGAGCGAAAGTAGCAAGAACGAGGTGAGAGCTAAGCTGGGTATGTTGCTGTCAAAGCTGAGAGAAACATTTGACAAGGTAGGATTACCATTGAAACCTTTGGAAACCTGGGTGTCAGATAGCTTCTTTTCTTATGGGAAAATGCCGATCTATGAAGGGCTCCCCCTCTGCAGCTCGTTAAAGAGGATATCTAGGATCTTCTTTTTCTCCAATGAAGATCTTATGACAACGGATAATGCCTTGGGAGCTATAACAGCAAATGCTCAGTCCGCCGTGATGGTAGATATTCATCCAATTGTGCCATATTTCATAGCTAAATGGCAACATCTACAATGTTTGAGTATATTCTCAAAGTATCATCCTTTAATTGGAGGAGCCCCTCATAGTTTTGACTCAGAAAAGATTTATTTCTCTCTAAAGTTCAAGAGTGGAGAAATGCTGAAAGCTTGTGAAGTGAGGTTACTCTCCAGAGAAACTCTAATCCTAACTATGGCATCAATACCAAAGACATTAGGAGGATTCAATGTGGTATGCTTTTTTGATATGGTCCTTCGCGGGTTCTCTGATCCAGTCAGTAAGGACTATCAATTTTTGATGATGATGGCACTAAAAGCAAAACAAAGTTTGAGGTATACTCTCAGAAACTGGTCGGATGTTTTCTTGAGTCCTGATATAGACTACCTTCATTTGCTCCAAGACCCAACATCTCTCAATCTAATGTGCCCGCCAAATGCTTCCACAATCATAAAGAGAATGATCCATCGGACCATAGATGGATTAGCAAGTGATTCTGAATTTTCTAAATGGTTTAAAGAACTCATGAGTATAAGTGCAGAGAAGAAGGTGGAGCCTCTAGTTGAAAAGTTGACAAGTGGAAGTGAAATCAATGCTAGAATGTGTCACGATATTCTCGGAGCTACTCTGTACGGGTATGCCGATTCAATTGCATCTAAGGTGGACAAAACTGTAACCTTGTCACGCATTACATTAGGTCAACAGGACGTTGTGGGGTCACTCATTGCTGGAGAAAGAAAGATATGGGACTACATGGTCTGGAGGAGTCATTTCAAAGGAGGGCGGAAGAGGAAAGAAGGATGTCCTTCATTATACATAAGGAATGTGCGAAATGAAGGGTGGAAAAAAGAGGTCATTGGAGTCTCCACACCTTATCCTTTTCATTACATAACAGAGGATTCGCTGGAAACTGATAGACCTGATTCATATGTAGAAGTTGTGGTTGGTGATGATGTAGTCGGGGACCCTCGGCGGATGATGATGATTAGCGGATCCTCGTTACCGTATCTGGGAAGTGTGACTAAGGAGAAGCTTCATAGTACCGCATCTAAAGCAGCATATGGAACGGAGCCATTGATAACTAGGCCGATCAGGCTATTGAGGGCAATCGGATGGTTTATCGATGAAGAGTCAAATTGGGCGGCTTCTTTAACTAATTTGTTAGAGGCAGTGACTGATTTGGACCCACTGGATATAATATCGGTACCCGATCATGTAAAGGGGTCTATGATGCATCGATATGTAGACATGGCTTTGAAGCATGGATCGCTGTGGATGCCGTCATATGGACCTCCTTCTCATCTGTCCATTTCAACAAATATGTTCGCCGAATATGCAAAAGGCTCCAAGAACGTGACTGTTCATTTCCAGGCTCTGCTCGGGTTGATTCAATTTTCAGCGATGAATCAGAATTTCGGTCAGTATCCGAAGAAGCTAATCCATTACTTCAGAGGGTGCAAAGATTGTATTATCCCTGTTGAAGAGCCCAAGGAGGATCTCAAAGAAGCACTAACATCCCTAGAGATTCCAAGCAATCCAGAAAACCCATATCTGTACATTAAGAAAGAGGATATTGCATTGGTCCACAGACAAGAGCTCGAAAACTACACCTCGATTCCTCAGGTCCCGAGTGACTGGCTTGCCAACAAGCCTGCTCTGGCCAGGAGGTTCCTCACTGAAGTATTGGCTGTTAAGGCGGCAACTGCAATTCTATCATCTACATCTAAAGGAGACTTGATCTTTGATATAGCCGGGCTTAGTAGAACCATGTTCCTCAAAGTTGACATTCTTGACCTATTTAAGACTACTGCTAAGATGTTGTGGATAGGAGCTTCAACAGGAAAGAGAATCAAAGCAGACAGAATATATCCTTCTTGGAGTTATATGAAGATCTCTATCATACGAAGAATCTAGGAGTCACCTATCTCTTCGTTTGCAGTATTATCTGGCGTATATCTGTGGAAGGAGAATCTGGATTATATGAGAGAGATGTCTTGGGCACAAATGCCGGAAACATACCCTGTTACGCCCACTTCTATCGGATTAGCAGCAAAGAATACTCTGATTAGAGTCGTGAAGATGTGCAAAGACATCGCTTTTCCATCCTCCATGATGGTTTCTCCACTGGTTAAAGTAGATCCGAATCTGTTACTGAAGGGTCATCTTCTGTTCTCGCGTGGCAAACTCCGGGCAAAATGTAGCAATTGCGTTGCAACGGGACTCTCCTCTCTATTCAAAGCAGATTACACCTGGGGGGACTTGCACAGAGTGAAATGCTCTGATCATCACACAGTGTTTACTGCAAAAGGATGGAGACTGTTAAAGAAGGTCAACCTTGATATCGAGTCTTTAGCAGACCTAGTACCATCATCAGGAAGAGTGATAGAGCATCTGACATCGGAGACACAGAGCTTGAAAGTCGAATATCCAGATGATATGTCATATATATTGTTTCACTCTGGGATGATCAATGGATTCTCTTATTTTGAAGGGATGATGCCTGGTGAAGAGTTTTACGAGAGGCCAGAACTTGAAATGGATCTAACCTTGCACTTTTCCCTCCCCACTAAGTCGTTATATAGGGTATATGAAATCATGGGGAGTGTTAGGACGTTGAGAGAGATGGGGAGAATTTTAGTAATGGGAGATGGATATGGTTATTCCTCTATGATGATGAAGGCACTGGTCCCAGATGCACAGGTGTACAGCTGGACTCTAATAGATGTTCCTTCTAGTGTTCAGCACTGTCTTCGATTATCCAAGCCGCCCACCCACTTTGCTCTGAAGGTTGATGTAGACTCATCCCTGACTATAGATGAAGTGTCTGACGTGGGTAGCTCTCAATTTGAGGAGACTTTTGCTAGGGTATTGGAGGAAAAGAAAATTGACGCAGTGTTATCAGAGATAGAGTACAAATACTCTGACACAGAGGATAAAACATTTGATTTGATCAGAATGATGTGGAAAATGAAGATCAAAACCATTATAATCAAATTTGAAACTATCTCTTTTGCTAAGATCAAATCTGCCATTGAGGTAGTCTGGAGATACTATAGAAACTGGCGGATATCAGAGACCTCCATCTCGGGGTTGCATACAGGAGAAGTGTGGTTAATCATGAGTGAGCCTAGAAGTGAAGTCGGACGATGGGTCTTCCTAAGCCAGGAGGATGTCAACTCTTTGTATAGAGAACTCAGAAACTCTCATGAGAATATGAAGAGGTGGGGAGGATCCATGAGAATAATGCTGAACAAAGAACTAGAGGCTTCAGAATTAACATTATACATAACTGGGATGCTGGATGGATGGTTTCAAGAGGCCAATGTGATGGGATGGATGAGCTTGGACATGACCAAAGTGTTCTATGGTATTAAGACAGGGAGAAGGCCAGAGAGAATACTTGACATGACTGGAAACCCAGTATATTACTTACATTTTGGAATGGAGAATCAGCTCTTTGTTAGACTAATGGTCCTGGCTATGTCATTGCTAGACAATATAGGATGTATAGCGGAAGAACTGACAGAAGAGAATCTTTGGGACTTACAGTGGGAAAGGGAAGGTATCAAGGGTGGACCAAGAGGAGTTTATCAGTGGGCCCCTGCTCTAGTGAAGAAAAAGAGACAATCTCTCCTATGGACAAAAACAAATAGAGATCTAATCTGTAGGTACCTCCCTGTTGTGAGGGCTAGATTTGATAGGCTAAAGGAAGAAAAGATCAACCAAATGGAGCATGAGGAAATTAGATCAACAATGGTATCAGTAGGGAATTCCATCAGGTTCAAATACATGAGAGGAGCCGAAAAGCCACTCCATTTCCCGGTTACCAAGATAGCATCTTTCTTAGTGCCTCATAGTGAGTTATAAAGAAGAGCTTCTGGAGAGTGTTCTAACTGTATTAAAGAAAAACTGTAATAAGGATGAAGCAATGTATGCAAATAGTTAACTTATATAATAAAAACATGGTCTAATTTAATAGGTGGCGAGAAGATTAAATCTGTAAGTTGGTCTACATCGACAGAAGAATATATCGAGCAAGAGAAAATTGAGAATTACGTCTATTAAAAACTACAAGAGTAATTAAATAACTACGTTAATAACCACATCGCTAGGTACTAAGAGAAATTTTC